CAGACGTTGCTGCATATGCTGCCTTGGTCTGGATCGCTACAGGCAGCGGCATGGGGATCTGCCACGGGCCAGGCGCAATCAGCGCCTGGCGTGCCAAGATCTGGTAGCGGCGCTGCAAGCGCTCGACGGCAGCGGCCTCACGCTCGAGCCTGTCGATCTGCGCCTCGTGCGTTTGTGCCTGGTCAATCGCCAGCGCACCCTCCACTTGACCGGTCTTGTCCAGTTCAAGCCCCAGGCGAAACACCTCTGAGCTGATCCGCCCTAGGCGGATGCTATCCGCTTGCTTGCGCAGCGGCGCCAGCCGTTGGCGCAGCAGGTCAAAGGTGATGCCCAACGTCTGAGCAAGCGTGACGGCGGTGCCGAGCGCGGATACTTGTGTATCGGCCATCCGTTCCTCCTTTTACTCCGAAAGCCACCAGACCATGTCGCTGTGCGACATGGTCATGATTTCGCTCGCGGAAAAGTTCAGCTCCTTGGCCAGCCGCTTGGCAGCGGCTTTCTGCCGAGCCGGGTCAAAGCTCGTCGTCCTGCACCAGGCGAAAGTAGCCGCTCTGCAAGCGGCTGTAGTCTTTCAGGGCCAGGCCTTCGAGGTCCTTGACGCCGACCTCGGCCAGCGAGGCGAACAGGTTCAGTTCACGCTGCTCGTCATCGCCCGCGCCACCCGCTTGGGCATTGCGGATGTCACGCACAGTCGGCGCACGTAGCGACAGGCTGTCGACCTGTACGCCGTTGGCTTCGCTGGCACGAGACAAGCGCACCGTCACCCGCTCAGCGTTCAGGGTCAGCCATTGCGGAAGCTTTTTCGCTTGAGCCATGTCGGTTCTCCTTACAGGCCAAGGGCTGCACGTTGCGCGGCCAGTTGGTCGACACCGTCGATCACGCGCTTCATGCCCAGGGCATCGATCTCGTAGACCAAACGGCCATCGACTTCGAGCTTGTAGTAGGTGACGGCGACGCTGTGCTTGATCTCGGCTTTGTCGCCGGATTTCCAGTCGCCCATGTCGACTTCCTTGAGCGAGCCACGCAGGGTGACCACCACTGGATTGATCTTGCCCTTGAGGCCCTTGAAGGCGCCGCGGAAGGTGCCGTTGAAGGCACTGGCATCGGCCAGGCCGAAGAACTTCAGGGCTTCACGGCGCACACCGGTCGTGCTGAACGCGGCTTCCTGTTTCTCCATGCCCTGGTCCATCTCGACCGGCATATCCATGCCGCCGGGGCGGTGCTCTTCCATCTTCAGGGTGAGTTTGGGCAGGGTCAGGCTGGGTACATCGCCCTGGAAGCTGACGCCGTCGACGAACAGGTTCAGGTTGGCCAGGGTTTCGGGAATCATTGCCATGTAGATGCGCTCCTTAAGCGGCGGAATCGAGGACTTCGGTCAGCCACTGGTTGGTGACTTCGACGCGGAAATTGGGGTTTTCGGCAGGCGGGACATCGGTGAAGCGGATGTTCCAGTACACCTTGCCCTGCTCCAGTTGGCTGGCGGTGTTCAGTTCAGGGTCGGCGTAGACCTCGAAATTGATGATCGCGCCCTGGTTCTTCAGGTCGCGCATGAAGGCCTGCAGGCCCTCGGTGACGTCCTTGACGTAGGTGGCGGTGATCGCCCGGTCGACTGCCCATTTGTGGCCGTAGAGAATCGCGTCCATGACGATGTCCATGGTCCGCACACGGGTGACGAAAGCCCATTTCGGGTCGCTGGACAGGGTGCGGTTACCCCACAGGCGGAAGCCGTCGTCGCGAATGATGGTGGCGATGTTGGCGTTGTTCAGCAGGTTGGCGCGGCAGCTGTCGTCGCCATCGAGGAACTCCACCGGACGGCGGGTACCCGTGATACCGACGAACTCCTTGTTCGACGGCGAGGCCCAGAAGCCGTATTCGCTGTCAGTCCAGGCGAACAGGCCGGCGACCCAGGCCGAACCTGGTGCATCGACGGTGGCCTCGGCGTCGTTGTCCCAGTAACGCACGCCTGGGTCGACCAAAAAGGCTCGCTTGGCGCCAAAGTTGCCAGCGTAGGCGATGGCCGCCTCGTCGGTGGTGTTCGGCCCATCGATGATGGCGATGGCGCGCAGTTTGTCGGCCAGAGCGACCAGCGCGGTGCCAACGGCCTCGACGGCACTGTGCTGGGGCGCCACCAGCAGGCGTGGCTGGGCGTTGAAGCGGCTCTTGCCGTCGAGTAGCGCTTGCAGGCCGGTGCGTTTGCCATCCGCTTGAACCGCGCCGATGATGGCTGCGGTCTGCTCGGCTGCGTCTTCGACCTTGGCTACGCCACAGGCGACGATGACGGCCTTGGCGCGGCTGTAGATTGCCCGGCAGGCCTTAGTGATGGCCGCGCTAGCGCCGAACGCGGCCACCGCTTCGCGCTCGCTGGTGATCATCACCAGGTCATTCGGCTTCGCGGTGGTGTCCGCGCCAGGGGTGAAGGTGTCGACCAGGCCAATGATCGAGGAAGACGGCAAGGCGATAGTGCGCGCGCCGGTGTCAATGTTCGTTACGGTAACGCCGTGAAAGAAGCCAGACATAGACTCTCCAGATACGAAAAGGCCCCGCGTCAGCGAGGCCAGAAGGGATACAGCAGAAAGGAAAACGCCCCGTTAGTGCGGGGCGTTATTTGATTTGTTCAGCAATCCAGCTGGGGGCTACAGGCCGCCGCTCCGAGTCAGGAAAGGCGACAGCAGTGGGCCAATCGCGCAGGGCTTGACGGTGAAGCAGCAGCTCCGAAAACTGATCAGCCTTCAACGTGGTGGGCAACTGAATGTCTTGCTCTTCGCGATGACGGTTAACCAACCAGTCAGAGGCCGTTACCTCGTCATCACGCCAAAGACGCTCGCATTCCTGGCGCTGCTCCAACGTAAGTCTTACAGTACGTTTCGCCACGCCGTTTTCGGACAGATACCACTCCCCATCAGTTTCAAGCATTGTTCTCTGAAATAACTCGTCGCTCAGCTCGACAAATCCCGTGGCGGGCATTGGTCCATGCACAGCACTCACATAGCGGGCGATCAGCACTCCATCAGCACCAAACCGGGCGTAATTCATGAGGCCTCCTAAAAGCCAAACGTGAGATAGCGGACCGCATGAGTCCCTGCGGTGGAAGCATTGATAGTCATGCCTTTGCTGGTGTAGCTGCTGGTACTCATTGCAGCCGCCCCAGATGGAGCCAAATGCCCAGCCCATCCCGCAAAGGCGGAATTAGGAAATTCAATGGGGAAGGAAACCGTTGCCGACCCGTTCGAGCCTAGCGTTACGCTGGCCCATTGAATAATTAAACCGCCAAGCCAAGTGGGAAGCGCAATGTAGCCGTTACCGCCCAGCAACCACGATGCTCCAGCTCGAAGCTTTTTTGGGGTGACGTATTTAACGTCATTGACTCCTGCATTCACCTCGGTCTGAGTCGCAATGTGATTGGCTTCGCTAACTTGAACATCCCAATCTGACCAAACTCTAGCGCTTGAATAAGTTCGCATCGCCGTCATCGTAGCTTCCGCGGACATGCCAGAAGTCAGGCGCTGTACCAAGTGACCAGAACTGTTCAGGCCGTCTACTACAAGTGTGTATCGCCGAGCGCTAGAAGACCAATTGGGCGGCAAGTTAATAACGTATTGCCCTGTCAAGTAGTTTCCTGGGGTGGTGTAGTTATTCAGGTCAGGATCAGCAGAAAGAATCCCAAGCCCGACACCATGGCCACCGGTTGTGACAATCCGCCCAGCAGTCGGGTCAGTTGGGGCTTCCATTTTTGGAGTGTTACCGCTTGTCCATATCTCGCGCCACGGAAGCCAAATACCACCCAACTTTTTGGTGCGAATCATGGTGACAGCGAGGTCGGCGCTGGTGAAAGCATCCATAATTTGAGTCGCAGCGCCTCCCGACCCGCGCTCTATATGGAGCAATGAACCGGCAGTAATATCCTGGCCTGCTATGCCTCCAGGGGCGTTTGGCGGCCATACAGGCAGTGTGCCGCCGTTTCCTGAGAAGAGGTAGATACCCGTCTCGCCCAGGGTGTCAATGTTGCCCCCGAAAGACGATGCGATGCTGCCTATCCCATACAGGGCCATCGCCGCCCGCACAAATTCCGTAGTGGCAATGGAAGTGTCTTTATCCGCAGAATTCGGCGTCGGTGCCTTCGGGTCTCCGGTAAAATTCGGACTTACCAACGGGGCCTTGAGCGCCAGCGCCTGGTCCACCTGGGTCTTGGTGTAGACATCAGTCAGTCCGTAGCCGGCAGCCGTGGTCGGATTGGTCGCAGCCACCACGCGCCCGTAAATATCAACGGTTACGCTACGGTACGTCCCGGCCATAATTCCCGTGCGACCAAAAGCCAAGCCAAAGGTAAGGCCCGTAACGCCGAGGGCAATGGTCGCATCAGTCAACAGTTGCCACGCTGTATCGCTGTTGACCGTGCCGCGCTCGACCATCACCAGCAGACCAGGAGTGACCTT